TTGAATTGTACACTTTGCGCTTCTAAAGTCTGCAATTGGGAATGTGTGAATAGCGACTTGAGTAATGGCTGCGGTAGAGGTTACAGTAGTATCAACGCCATACTCTTCTACTTGGAAGGAAGCTTTTGGTACAGTAACTCCTATACCAAGATTACCATTTGCTAAAAGCACCATCTTTTTACCATTAGTGCCAAAATTCCAGTAGAAGCCATTTAATGCGTTAAACCACATATTTTCGCCACCACCAGATCCATCTAATCCTATACCAGCATCATTATATGTTCCACCATTATCATAGAATTTAAGTCTGTATGCTGCCTCAACGCTAGGATCTCCAAATCCATTAGTTATATAAGTAGTGCCAGAAACTTGTAATTTATGCGTTGGAGAATCTGTTCCGATACCAACATTGCCTACATCTTTAATAACCATTCTTGGAGTATTAACACCAGCGCCTGAACCTTTCGTGAAGAATCTTAGAGTGCCGCCTTCTAATAGATTGTTCGGGGCATAAGGAGCTTGTACAACATCAATACCAGCAACTTGTTTATGGGCATCACCTTGGGCTCCAGTTCTATTCCAGTATATTCCACCAATTTGGTCGTTGTCTGTAGTTGTTTGAGATTCGAGCATAATGAAAGAACCATTTGCTCCTCCATTTACAGTTAAAAATTTACCATTTGAATCTGGCTTAAAGAAACTACCTGTATTAATATGGTTCGTAGGGTTGGTTGTGCCAATGCCAACATTACCTTGATAGTCAACTCGCATTCTTTCTGCTAAAGAAGTACCTGCCGCTCCTGCAGTAGTATCTGCATTATTTGTATAAACTACAAACGCACCAGAGCCTTCCTTTTCCTGCGTGTCCGCATTGTTATTCTGACCAACCTCGGCCCCGATCCTTACTTGAGGAGTTTCGTTACTATTGTCATCTTCAAAGCTAAAATCAATAAAAGATTTCTGCTGTGCGAGGTCAGCGCCAGTATCATGGTGAAGCGTTAATAAAGTAGCATCTCCAGTATTTACCACCGTAGAAATAACAGGGCCTACATTAGCGGTGCCTGATAGATGGAGGTCTTTAAAGCGGTTGTTAGTATTTCCTAAGTCAAGAAGATTATCACTAATTGCATTGGTTGAGGTGTTCCAAGGTGTAATCTGGTTTGCATCACCCACAAAACGTAAACCAGTATCTCCACTTCCAATGGTTAATCTATCGCTAGTAGTACCAATACTACCTACGGTTCCGCCGTCTTTGCGGAGCTGTACGATGTCACCGTCGGTGGATAACCTGTTAAAAATAGCCGCTGTATTTGCCTGGCGCGTACTCCAGAGATATCCGTCAGATAAACCAGAGCCAGTAGCTGATGCACTGTTACCTGCATAGAATGTAGAACCTACAAATAATGAACCAGCGCTGTCTATGCGTGCTGCTTCTGAGCCGCCATTATTAAAAGTAATTACATCAGAACCCGGAAAATTAATTGAAGTATTAGTGTCATTCTGACCTGCAATGAATGATGCATAAGCACCTGCTGATAGGTAAAGGTCTTTGAAGCGTTCGGTGTTTCGCCCTAAACTGCAAACGCCGTCTGTTTGAACGCCACTGCCGTCTGTTGGGTCTATCCGATTAGTTGCGCCTGTTAGTCCTGCTCCGTTGGTTCGTGGGTCAAGAATAATAGTGGAAACTAAATTTGAGCGAGACTCAATACTACCTACGACGTTGCCGTTAAATCTAAACTCTGCAATAGTTCCATTGCTGTCCATACGATTAATGAAAAGACCTGCGTTACCTGACCTAGCCATTTGTATATGGTCGGGAGCAACCATTACACCCTCGGCACCTCCAGCGCCGTTAGCAGCTAAACTAGTATCAGTAGTACCCACCAACAGGTTGCCAGAGGAGTCGAGCCTCATACTTTCTATGTCGTTAGTCTTAAAAACTAAAGGATACGCGCCAGTTCCTGTTAATCGGTGTTCTGAACTACCCGAATGAGTCTGCAAAATAAGGTTTGAAGATAAACCAGTGTCTTCTAGTTTAAGTGTAGGAAATGTTGCTCTTGAAATGTGTAGCGCATCACTAGGCGAATCAGTACCAATACCAACACGGCTATTGGCCATATCAACATGAATCGTATCATCAACCTGAACAGATCTATTAGAAGAATTACCTACAAATATCTTACCTTCATCAAGATTAGGAGTAGCATTAGCTCTACCCGCACCGGTAATGTCAATAGAACCAGTTGATGGATGAACCTTGGTAATCTTTGCTATCTGTTGAACTAGAGATGCAGAACCGCTTGGAGGTACATCAGTCATTTCCCCTGGAATAGTTGATACATATAATGGAGAACCTTCAGTCCAACCATTTATATTGGTTGTCAAGTTACTCATAATACCAAAACTGTAAATATCAACTGGCACATTAATAGATACAGTTTCAGCGGCAACACCAAATGCCGGCATTAGAGAAGCATCATTAGCATCGGCTTTAGAAACAACTGTTGTATTACCACTAATACCGGTGATAGTAACAACATCTCCTTTAGATAATGCTTCTCCGGCTTGTGCTTTAAATAAGACAGAACCTCTTAAATCTCCAATAAATTCAGTAGCTTCTACATCCAATCCATCAGCAAGTACAATACCATCGCTTGTACTTTCAAATATTTCTGTTCCACCAATTTGAAACTGAAGATTACCTGTACCAGTATCATTTATGATAGATTTTAAACCATCATGATAAATTTCAAGATCATCATCATCGCCTAATAGAATCTTTTGATTATCAGCAAGATCTAGGTCTGCTGTAACTGTAACATTTGATTTATATGCAGCAATTTGAATTAAGTCACCAGCACTAACAGCAACACTAAATACAACACTCGAACCATTTGTTGCAGTAAAATCAGTTCCGTAATCCAATAAAATACCATTTAGATATACTTGTACTTGAGGGAGGTTAGTTCCTGATCCTGTGTTATAATCTAATGTGTTACTATTTTGATCAGCGCCAGAAAAGGTTGTTTGATTTGCTACTTGGGCTGTATATTCAAACATTTCAAATGATGAATATATTGATCCTGGATCTCCACTCCCAATTTCTATAACAGTGTCAACACCGCCAATAGATTTCTTCATATACGCTTTACCGTCGGCGGTATTAAGCGCTAATTCACCAAGATTTAGATTTGCTGGAAGGGGTATCGCACCTGATACTGCGGAGCGTCTTATACGAATGTCTGTTTGTCTGGCCAATTTTGGCTTCTCCTGTTATCAATCTCTATATAGAGAATTTTATAAAATTAAAAAACTTGTATTTACAAGCTATATAGTTCTATTTATAACAGGAGAAACCTTAGATCAGATTAGTATGTGCCACCATCAATAATAGCAGAAGCAATTGGTACACCAGATGCATTAAATTGCATAACATCACCAAGTGTTCCGGTAACAAAGGCAAGAGCAGTACCCGCAGTATTAGCAATAAATACTCCGTTTCCAGTAAAGCTAGATAAACCAGTACCGCCATGAGTAACTGCAAGGTCGGTGCCAAGTGTTAATGAGCCAGATACATCTAAATTGCCATTTAGATCTAAGTCTGCATTAACTTCAACTTCATTAGTATTTGAATCGAGTACTAACTTACCAGATGTTGTGGTAATTGTTTGATCATCAGCAATAGCAATTGTAATATTGCCAAGAGCTGCACCAGTACCATATACATCACCAAATTGAGCATCACCCCATGGTGTAGTAAAGTTTTCATCAGATGAGTTTGCTTCTGCTGAATCATCTGGCTTAAATACAAACCTTTGTGATTGTATATCAAAACCAAAGAAACCATCAACAACTGCAGTACCATTACCCCACTTAAAGTTAATACCACGATCAATACCATCTGAAGTAACAACTGTTGTGTTATCAGCCAACATTAGAACTGGATCGTCTAGAGTAATAACGCTAGAGTTAACAGAAGTTGTTGTACCATTAACAGTTAGGTTACCACCAACAATAAGATTATTACCAATTTCTACATCATTGGTAAGTGCAACAGTAATTGTATCACCAGTAACAGAAGTTTCAATTTGATTTGTAGTACCAAGTATAGAAAGAGTATCTGTTAGTAGTGAAACGCCATCATCAGTACCAGAATCTGCAGCAATATTAAGAACAGTAGCAATAGTGGTTGTACTTGCCGCTGTTAATCTACCTTGTTGGTCAACTGTAAACGCCGGTATTGTAGTTGCTGATCCATAAGATCCAGGAGTAACCGATGTATCATCAAGATCAATATTTACGTTATTTGCAGTAACTTGAGTAGTAATACCAGTAAGACCGCTAAAGTCTAGAGTTTCTGATAATAAAGCAATTCCATCTGAGCCAGAATCACCTGTAATATTTAATGTTGTTGCTAATGCTGCTGTTCCAGCTGCTGTTAATCTACCCTGTTGGTCAACTGTAAACGTTGGTATCTGAGTTGTAGAACCATAAGATCCTGGGGTAACTATTGTATCATCAAGATCAATACTAAGACTATTACCAGATGCTGCTGTGGTAATACCAGTATCACCAGTAAAAGTAATTGTTTCGCTGTCTAGATCAATTGCGCCGGTTCCAGTATCGCCAGCAAAATCTAAGTCTTGAGCAGTTACAACACTGTCAATATAAGTCTTAGCAGCTAATGCTGTAAGTAGTTGAGAGTTAGAAGCACCAGCAAGAGTTGTAGATGTAGAAATACTTGTAACAACTTGACCAGTGCCACCCGATACTTCAAGAGCAAGAGATCCAATGTTTAAATCTGTTACATGCTTATTAGCATCAACTATAAGAGCTGAGTTTGCTGTTGTAGTACCATGAACATGATCAAGTAGATCAGTAAAGTATTTACCACCAATAATACCTATACCAGTAGCAACTCCACCGGCTTCATTTCCAGTACCAATGTATAATCTATCGCCATTATTTGCTTGTGTACCAGCTACATAAGAGTATGCTAATTCGCCAGTTTTAATATTACTAGGAGCAGCAGTTGTTGCGCCCGTAGTTAAGATTTTAATTCTTGTTAAATTGGCCACTAATATGTGCCTCCTATTATATTCAGATTTTCATTTTCAATCTGAGTTGTAACTTTATATTCTCCGGCAGTGGCGTCATAAATCATCATAACTCCATCACTTTGTCCTGACGCGTTTACATCTGCTAAATCACCAAGACGTAATTCACCGGCTTGGATTTTTACAGTAGTGGCTACAATTTCTTGTTGAGTTTGAGCCTTGCCTTTTAATTTGCCTGTAGTTCTAACTTTAGCTTTTATGCTCATTAACTTGCCCTTGTCACTCCTGGTCTAACTTCTAACTGGCCTTCTACTATTCGAGTAACTTCGCCAGTAACTGTTTTAGTAATTTCTACATCATAGACATAACGACCAGCTTTCATACCATTAGTAGTAATAGCTGATAATTCTATTTTTACAGTACCTCCAATCGCATTATACAATGAGGCTGTAAAACTAGTTGATGTTGAAGACGTGTAAGTTTTTCTTATTTGGCCTTCAACTGTATATCCAGCAAGATCTAAAGCATCTCCACTTGAATCAGTAACATCGATTTCAACTGAAAAGGTAGTACCTTGATCAACTGATAAATTAGAATATATCGCCATTCTATATTTCCTTTCCTTTAGTTATTTATATCTTTTAAGTTTTCGATCTCAGATCTAAGTAATTTATTTTCTTCTTTAAGTTCTTTAATTGCTTCAATAAAGAGAGCAGATAGTTGGTTATAGTCTACAACCTTATGAGTCTCGCCTTCTGTGTTTAAAGTTTCGGTATCTTTAACAGCTGAAGGTAATACATCTTCAACGTTTTGAGCAATTACACCAGCAGATTCTTTACCATCTTTAATCCATTCGAACGTAACACCATCCAATTGACATACTTTATCAAGCGCATTTTCTACTGTCTTGATATTTTCTTTTAATTTAATATCTGAAGAAGTTGAAGTAGAGTATGCAATAATATCAGCGTCTGCGTGGAATGTTCCACCTTCCGACATCCTAAAGTCTTCACTGTTGTTTGTACTAGTACCTAGATAAAAACTTATTTGGTCAGGGCCTGACGAATACGGGACGAAGCGTATATATTGGTCTGTATTACCTACATAAATATTATCCGTTGTGCTGTTTATTCTTTGATCGTCCATCAAACTAATGGTTAGCGTGTCATAGTCTGTATTACCAACAAATTTTATCCCCTCGGCCTGATTTAGATAGAGGGTATCTGTTGGGCCATCTGCTGTCATAATGCCAACATCCTCAACCGATATATAGCTAAATGCATTTTGATTAACATCAGCACTAGCAGAAATGCCATCAAGTTTATTATGATGAGCAACTGACATCACACCTGCCGCAGTACTTGAGGCCTCAAATATTTCAGTATTATTACCAGTACTAGAATTAATACCAACAATAGCAGTACTTGTTGTAACACTTAGGTTAGTACCAGGAGCGCTAATAGTCAGATCATCACCACTTGGAGTTAGAGTAACAATACCACCAGGAACATACTGTATATCATCAGAACCTGTGCCTGATCCTCCAGCCGCTAGTCTATGAATTACGTTAGCGCCATTATCAACAAAGCTGTGAGAATATGTTGTATCACTATCAGTAGCTGAAATAGTAAGCGATGCATCAGTACCTCTTGTTACTGCTACGTTAGCTCCACCGGTAAGTAAAATATATTGTGGGCTTTCAGTACTGCCATCTAATCTTAAGTATGGATCATTATTGCTAAGAACATTTTGTACACATTTAAATGTATATCTTTCATCAGTATTATCAGACGCAGGAATTGTAACAGTTTTTGTCTGTACTCCAGTTACATGACCTCTTGTATTTGATGTAACACCACTAACTGCTGTGAATGTTCCGCCATAAGTAGGAGCAGCTGTGGTTGTTGTATTAGTACGTGCAGTATCTTTATGAGCAAATGTTAGATCAAATGGGTCAGCGTCTGAGCCTGGAGTGATATCAGACCAGTTAATATCAATATCATTACCTTCAACAAACTTCCATTCTTTACCATGACTAATAGTTACTTCAGTACCATCGCCGTCTTCAACTTGGAAAGTTGTTAACTGATTAGTATCGGTATTATCTGAAGCAGGAATTGTAACAGTTTTTGTTTGTACTCCAGTTATGTGACCTTGAGAATTTGATGTAACAGCAGAAATTGCTGTGAATGTTGCGCCATAAGCAGGAGCAGCTGTGGTTGTTGTATTAGTTCTGGCTATATCACTATGGTTAAGAGTAATAGTTTCATTAGTACTTTGGTCAGTTGTAAAATTGCCTCCAAGAGTATTAATTGCAGTACCACCACTTATAGTAATAGTTGCATTATTTGGAACCGAACCAGCGGGCAATGTAAATGGCTTAGTAATTACTTGAGTTACATGGCCTTGAGCATTTACATCAACACCCGATACTACAGAGAACTGACCACTATGTGCAAGTGTTGTGCCGTCGGCCGTTGTATCTGTATGTGATACATTGGAATGATTAATTTGTAATCTATGGCTCTCACCAGTTTCAACAGTAACAAAGTCAGTAGCAATTGCTGTTCCACCATCAATAGCCAATGTTTCATTTCGAGTTATTGTTACAGCACTGTTACTATCATCACGAATTACAAAGCTTGTTTGGTCAGCATTATCAGGGGCATATGACATATTGTGATACGCCATTGCTGTATCACCAATAGATTGCTGCCATCTATTACTTGACTCATTCCACTTTAAGAATGCGTTGGTGTATGATCCACGTTCTACTTCAATACCAGCATCTTCAGTTGGAGCCTGATTCGGATAATCAGAGTTAACAACCATAAAGTTATCAGCAATATTAAGATTAGCAGTATTAACTGAAGTTGTTGTACCAGTAATAGTTAAATTACCTCTGATTCTTAGATCTAGATCATTACCACCATCGCCTATATAAGCAACGCCTTGTAAAGGATTTAATCCAGCAAGCCTTGCTCTTAGATTAGAATCGTTAACGTTAATGTCTGTATTTGTGTCTGTACCGGTAATAGTAATTCTATCTAAAGATTCACTTCCAGTAACTGTTACAGTACCACCACCAACAACTTGAACAAGATCTGACGTACCATCATTTAATCTTATATATGGATTGGCACCATCACCCTGAACATCTAAAGTTGCTGTTCTTTGTGATGAGATATAACCTGGATTAACAAAAGCAACAGTAATGTTATCGCCACTTCTAGTAGTAGTAATATTACTTCCACCAGTAATGTTTACAGTATTTCCAGATGTTACAGCCGAAGTTGTCGAACCATCGCCGATATTCCATGATCCATAATTATCAAATCTTCCATCTAGATCTCTAGTTCCAACTGCAGTAAGATGTCCTCTTGTATCAACTGTGACAGATTCAATTACTATACCATTATCATCACCGCCATATGTTCCATTTAATGCGGTTGCTGGATGACCATAAGATACAGTATTATTTGTAGAACTATAAGTGGTTGTTAAGAATCCATCATCAGCAAAGTTAACAATTCCATTAACATTAATATCAGCTCTCTTAGTTCCTTCAGTATAAAGATCCCAGCCATCCCATCCAAGATTAGCAAGAGTAAGATTTCTTGTAGCAACTGTTGCATTAGCATCAGTAACATGACCAAGAGTATTGGTTGTAATATTAAAGTCTAAATCAGAAATTACTGTAGCACCAGTTAATAGGCCAGTATCGATATTAATATCATCACCAGGATATGTTGGTGGAGTGTAAACATATGATTCAGTTGCTGATGAAATAGCAGTAATATGACCAAATGTATCAAGAGTAATATCTTGAATATAGGTTCTTCCACTGTTATTTACAGAAGCAGCACTTGAAGTATCTGCGTGAGATACGCTAAAAGTACTAGCAGCTGACTGATTAGCTGACCAGTTAGTATCACCGCCCAGAGATATACCACTACCAGCGGTAACTGTTGTTGCTCCATTACCTATTGAAACAGTTCCTGTGGAAGCAGTTGCTCCAGTAACGTGACCAAAGGTATCAAACGTAAAAGCAAGATCTTGTATAAACGTATTACCACTATTATCTTGACTAAGGTTACCTACACTTGAAGTATCTTGGTGAGATATTGTAATACCACTTTCGGTTCCAACTAATGAACCAGAGATATCAATACCACTACCTTCAATAAGATCAATCGCATCACCAGGAAATACATCATCAACTTTTACATCATTTACTTTAATTTCAAATGATGGATTAGTTGCTTGATATCTTGTATCAAAATCAGCAGATGTTACACCAGTTACATGACCTTGAGCATTAGTAATAATTGACTTAATATATTGACCATCTTGTGTACCTGTTATACCATATGTTCCTGCAGTACCATGATTGTCATGATCAATATTAATAGTATCTGTTCCAGGCGTTGAAGTCAAAGTGATTGAATCTAAACCTCTAAGATTTAAAGTATCAGCATTTGAATCGGCTACAACGTCATTGGCTGGAGTTGCATCAATTGTAAATGTCTTAAACATTCTCAAAGCAGATGCAGCAACAGAACCTCTATCACTGTTTGTAATAGTTATAATATTATCGCCACTACCTACTGTAGTAATACCAGTGCCTTGAGTAAGATTTAATGTATCTGAATTAGTATCTGCTGTAGCACTAGTACCACTTGAAGGAGCTACAGTTTTAAATATATTTTGCGCTGAACCTTTATCAGTGTTAATATAATTAGTTACAATTGTAGCTCCTGTTTTAACAGAACTTTCACTTAGTCCCGATCCGGCACTAAAGGTCAAATTATCATTAGGGCCAAAATCAACACCTTCAATTTGAGGAGTTGCAAGTGTAGCTGTTGATAGGATTAATGATCCATCAGCTTCCCATTGTCCATAAGTACCATCGCCATTATCATGACCATAGTTATATACAATACTATGCGCACCGGTTACTCCATCAGCCAGGCCGGTTGGACTTGTGAGTGGTCCAACTTCTAAACCAAACCCACCAGTAGCAGGTTCAGCTTCTAAGTTGTTACCAGCAAGAACTAAAGTATCTTCAACAGTTAAGGTTTCAGTATTTAAAACTGTTTGTGTACCTTCAACCTGTAAGTTTCCACCAACATATAAATTCTTACCAATCGAAGCGCCACCTGCTACAATCAATGCTCCATCTGTTGCACTACTTACTGATGATTGAGTAGTATTTGTTATTGAAGTTATGCCATCAATAGTTACTGATGAATTAAGATCTGTATGTCCATCAACACGGCCAGTGCCTTTAGCAACAAAGTTGCCTGAAGTTGCTGTTACATTAAACTTAGTTGCTCCTACTTCAAAGTTTCCATCAACATCTAATGTACCATCAATCTGTGTATTACCATTAGAAGCAGTAACATTAAACTTATCTGCTCCAGCACTACCAATTCTAAAGTCGCCATTACCACCTAGAGTTCCTGCAATTTCAGTATTACCTGAAGTAGCAGTTATAGTAACTTTACCAGTAGCAAAGTCACCACCACCAACTCTAAAGTTATTATCAAATCCACCAGTTCCATCAACTTCAAGATTACCATCAATTTGTGTATTACCAGAAGCAGCAACAACATCAAACTTAGATGCACCTGCTGATCCAACCCTAAAGTCACCATCAACTCCAGTTGCGCCATCTACTTCTAATGTACCATCGATTTGTGTATTACCAGAAGCAGCAACAACATTAAACTTATTTGTGCCAACTCTTAAGTCACCATCAACACCTAGTGTTGAATCAAGCTCAGTGGTTCCTGTTACAGATAGACTATCGCCAATGCCAACATTTCCAGATGTTCCAAGAGTAGATAGCGATGTATGATCAGAAACTCCAAGAGTTCCGCCAATAGCAGTATTAACATTAACTACTAAATCATTTTCAACTGTAAGATTATTATTAAATGTAGCATTAGTGTTTGATGCTGTTAAGAATGTTTGATTAGCTCCAGACTTTAATACTAATTGATGAAGCGCAGTAGATGTAAATCTACCAAACTCATCCCCAGCTTCTTTAAGAATAATATCATCACCAGCGGCATCTAGTACAATATCACCACCAGCATCTATTGTAAATGCCCCTGAAGTTACATTAAATGCATTTGCTCCAGCTGAAATTTCATATTGTGATGCATCGAAGACACCTTCAATTTCGTTAATAGCACCTACTAAGAAATTAGCATTTGTATTTAATGTAACAGAACCCGCAGTATGAATGTCATCGTAGATTTCATTAATAGAATCTACAATTGAAGTTTTGTCTGCGGTTTTGAGATCGGACATTTCTCTTCTGTCACCACCAGATCCGGCATTACCAGCATTAAATAGATCAGCTTCGATTTCGTTAATAGCGCCTTGAATAAACTTATTAGTCGTTGTAAGAGTTGTAAGCGATCCAGCAGTTAAAATATCGTCTTGTGTATTTCTAATTGCAGTAGTAAGATCAATTCCAGTATATGGGGTATCTCCAATCTCGGCATCAAGAACTCTAACAGCAGCCGAAAGATTAGTAGAGTCAGCAGCATCGACAGGGCCACCAGTTCCAAACAACATATTACCAATTTGAGTCTCATGTTCTCTTAATGAATCTCTTACGTTTTGAGCGCCTGTTGTTAACTCATAGTCTGAGTTTTCGCCTCTTAAAAATGTTTCGATTTCGTTAATCGCAGCAACAACGTTATTAGCATTTGTGCCCATAACATAACCAGTTCTTTGAGTTGTATCATCTCTTAAAACATTTTCTAATTCGTTAATTGCAGAAACAGCATCAGTTGTTACATTAGTATCTAAGACTGTATGGTTACCAAGTTCAGTTCTTAGTTCTTCAATAGCTTCTTTAAAGAAGTCAGCAGATAATCCAGTAAACGATACACCAGTACCATTAACAAATAACTCTTTATGTAATTCATTAATAGAATCTACAATCGAAGATTTATCTGTGGTTAATAGACTTGCTCTTGTTCTTTTAGTTCCACCTTCGCCATTAAATAGATCTTCTTCTAATTCGTTAATCGCTTCTGTTAAATCAGTTGACGTTGTGTGTAGATCAAGATCACCAACTTCTGTATGTAATTGATTAAGTGCGCCAGTAATTGTATCTGAACCAGAATCAATAGAAGTAATATTTTCGTTACCAATTTGATCTTCATGTTCTCTTACTGCTGCTGTTAGGTTTGAAGCAGATGTTCCTAAATTAATAGCGGTAACATCTCCAACTTCATCGTGTAATTGATCGAGGGCGCCAGTAATAGTATCGTTAACGGCATCAATACCAGTAATATCAACATTACCAATTTGATCTTCGTGTTCTCTAATAGCAGTTTCTACAGTTGAAGCTGTTGTACCCATTGCTATAGAAGTAATTGTTCCAAGTTCAGCATCGTGTTCATTAATTGCTAGAACTAAGTCATTAGCAGCAGTTGTTAAACTTTCAACAGTACCAATGTCATCTTGTAATTCGTTAATTGCAGCAACAAGATCTAAAGAAAAAACTTTAATTTGCTCTGCGCTAGAAGCTGGAGTAGTTAATTGTATGTATGTTCCATAAGTGTTATCAACTACAACCAAGGGTCCATGATTAGTTCCAGTAATTGTATCGTTACTACCCAATGCTCTAATTAAAGTTGAAGCACTAAACGTACCATTATATGTTTTAACTCTTATAACACCATCAGATACAGAATGTAAAGTACCATACCAAGTAGAATTAGATTCAACAAGTGCCTGTGTGGCTTGAGTATCACCTTGATAAATTGTAACACCTTCTGTATAATTTGTAAGAGTAGGTGATCCAGTTTGAGTAATAGTCGCTTTAATATTTACTGAGTGGAATCCATTAGGACCCATTCCTTGAGTAAGTTCAGTACCACCGTTATAAACTCTAGCAATAGCAACAGGGTATGATTCAATTACGATTCGAATTATTTTTGCAGCTGCTACTGTATCAGGAGAAGAAGCTCCAACTTTAAGATCAGCTGTTGTACTGAATGTACCAGAAGAATCTCTTACCAGAATTTTATCAGTAGTTGCTGATACAATATAGCCTTGCCAGCTTGGCGTTCCACTTGTTCCTTGATAAATAACAGCATCTTGTACATATGACGCGTCAAGAGAAGAAACAGATTCTAGAATAATATAACCAGCAGTATTATCAATAGTATGAGCTGGACTAGTCTCAAATCTACTAGTTTTAGCTGGAGACGAAGTATCAGGACCAGCAAAAAGAGTTTGGCCTGCTGAAGCTGAATAGACATATGTCTTATCAGCCATTAGCGCATTGAGTTGTTCGTTATCACCTAAGTGTAACGAAATCTCGTTTGACTTCTGTCTAAGTTTCTCTAATGTGTCCGTTTTATAAATTCTAGTTTCTTTGTTAGCCATTATTTTCCACCAATTAGTTTCTGTAGCATTTTCTTAATTTCAGCAACATCGCTCTTTAGATTATCTATATCTTTACTCTGTTGCATATCAAGTTTTTGTTTATTTTCATTTGCTTTAATCTGAGTTCTTCTAGATAGATAAGCATCGTTATTAGTATTTATAATAGCTTTAGTAGCGGTATCTCGCTCGAGGCCAGGATTATCTTTTACTTTTACTTTTTTATTAGCCATAATATTTCCTATTAAGTAGCAGCAATTGCTCTAAAGTCTTTAACAGTTGGTGGTGTTGATGAATTTTGAGATCTTAAAATAATCTTAAATGCCATAGAACCAAAACTACCTGTAGGATCAATTGAATATTTAACTTCGTTATAAACACTATTATTATCATTTGTTGGAATTGCATCAACTGGTAAAGCAGCAATCCAATCTAATCCATTAAAATCAATATCAGAACCGGAAGGTAGGGTTTTATAATATAGATCTATATTGGTACCCGATGGTCTATTTACTGAAAGAAACATATCAATAACATCAGCTTCTTCAGCTAAATCGATTTTCTTAGTTATATATTTAGAAAGTTCCGAACCACCATAAGCATTCGTTTCTGCTACAGTTCCATTGCTACCAATTTTGTTTTGAACAGTAATAACTGATAATCTATTAGCATCGAGGACTGGAGTAAGGTGATCATTATCACTTGTAAGAACTGCTTTCAGCGTAAACGTTTTAGTTCCGCCAACTTCGTTAGCAGTTGAAGATACAACTCTTGGTGTTGGGAAGAACTGATTCATATTAGGTAATATTTCAATTATATCTTTTACAGCATATGGAGTTTCAGAACCATCAATTGACTTCTGTGAAGTTGCTGTTAAGTAGTATCTAATATCAGTACCTGGAAGAATTACTTGAGCCGCTTGTAAATGACATACATCGTAATGTCTATTTTCAGTAGCTGTAATATTTACTCCACCGCCTGATCCACTTGTATCTGCAGTATCACTATTGTTTGCTGTGATTGTATATGAATCATGAGTAATATTACTAATAGTATGAGTACCATTAATATTAGTATTATCAATTCCATTAAACGTTGATACACCAGCAATAATAACAGAAGACGATGCTCCATGCATACCATGATTTTTATGTCTTACTGTAATTACGCCAGATCCACTTGTTGTTGATAACGCATCGGGTTTTAACGATTTAACTTCAATAGTATCATTTACAAATGTTACTTCTTTATTAGTACTAAACTGCGCTCGATTAATAGTAAACTTAAGATCTCTGCTTTGATCTGGAGTCCAAGTAGAAGCATTCTGTGAAGTAAAGAACGACCCACCATGTGGTTGCTTATTAATTCTGTAATTAGTATTTGTTACATCAAAGCCTCCCATTTCAGCGACCCAACACTCGTACTCATCACAATCAGCTTGAATAACAATAGCGTATTCTTGATCTTGCATTAGATACACTGGAGTTTCAAAAGTAAATCTAGTTGCAGTTGTTGCAGTTGCTGATGTATTTACATTACCAGGATATAATTCAACTTCACTTCCTGGAACAACAATTTGAGTAGGAGTTCCATTTTCAGTTGCAACAATACTAATTGATACTGGAATTTGAACATCATCCCCAGTCTTTATTGTATACTTGCTTTTAAAGAATAAGTCAATTGAAGTTGCATATATACCACCAGACTTTTCAATCAATATACTTTGTGCTAAAGGATCTGACCAGGTAGTTGCTGTTCTACTAAACGTTTCACTAATAGTTCTATTATCATTTAATCTAGAAGTTTCTAATCTAGGAACCTTAGTGTTGGTAACAGTTCTTTGCGTTGATTCTATAAGACCTTGAGCATGAAACATAGTTTCAGCTGAAGTTCCTTCTGCTTGCTTATCATTAGCAGTAGAGTCTGATAATCTAAATTCCTTAGTACCAGTTTTAAATTTAATAGAAGCATTTCGTGGAATAATAAATGATCCAGTAATAGCACCTGTATTATCAGTAGTTAAAACTCCTGAAGATCCACCTGGGTGCGAAGTTGCTCCAGAATAGTTAATTACATTTGAAGTATTAGACCATTCTTGATATGCTTCTTCTCTACAAAACGCTGTAACATTAATATCATTAAAGAATGCATATACTTTAGTTTTAGGTTTCATTTGTGATGCTTTAAAGTATACCTTTCTAGATCTCATAAATGGTACAAAGTTAACTTCAACAATTCTATTACCAGCTTCTCGTGTTACAGTATCAAACGCTACGTCAGTTCTTAAACCAGATCTAGACTGATTTGAAGTAGCAGTAGTAGTTGTTAATGTTGTTGTACCAATTTGTCCACCACCACCAAAGGGTCTAAATCCTCTTCCAGTAAAGTCCCACCAATCACCTCCGCGAACTCTTCTAGTAGTAGAAGAAACTTCAGTCTCTAATTGTCGACCCGTCCAGTTGGTTTCCCATTCATTCCAAACTGTTCCTAAGATTCCATCTTCTTCAGCTCTTTGAACAAATTGATCATATTGGCCAGTGGCATCAATAATAATGTCTGGTCTTACGTCAGTTTCTTTCCATTCATCTGATTCTGGAGATAGTTGAACTCTACCATTCCAAGTAAATACATTGTATGGATTAACATTAATTGCAACAGAAGCATAAGGCTGTTTAGTGTGAATGACCTGACTATATGGTAGTGTCCAATTTGAACCAGTCTTTTGAGCTGTTCCTGCAATGCTAGGAGAAGTAATAAGATTTACATTTTTTGCTGGACATTCAGGTCTTAAAATACCATTTTCTTTATCAACAGACTCACTACATTCGGGGTGTGTCATATCAGCGATTGATTGATCTTTAAATGAATCTACAATAATACCATTTTTAAATCTGCTTAAACCAGCTCCATCAACCATATGAACATCAGCAGCTGATTGCTCAAGTAAAGAAAGTGATGTATAGTATTCTATATTTTTAATTCTTTTATCAAGCTTACCAATATCTTCCATTGTGTAACGCTTGTTGTCTTTCATTTCTGGAATAATATCAGCTAAGGTAAATCCATAAGGCTTAAGCTTTAATTGATATAGGGTAAGACCATCTTCTTTATCTTCAGGTGGCTGTGGATATTCAGATGGAACACCTTTAATTATTTCAAATTCGCCATCGCGTTTAATAATAAGCTTGTCGATTCTAGGAAGATAGTAATTAATATCAGCAACTAATGCATGACCTACTTTAGGAGCTCCAGATAAACTTGCTCCAGCACTAGTAAAGTTGTTAGCAACATCTGATTTTCTTGGTCTAAAGTCTATGCAATCTCTTAATTGTAAATTGCCAGCTGCTCCAGAAAAACTTGGAATGTTTACATAATCTGCAGTAGGATATGAATCAACACAGAAATAATCTCCAGCTCCATGAATATAATATTTAAATGTTACTACCATATCACCAGTTGGTAAAGGTGCAGTACCACCAATTTTAACAATCTTACCTTCATCATAGAAGTTATCTCTTTGACCATTGTCAAGAGTAAAGTTTGCTGTTTGATCTGTACCACCAAAATCAACAATAGAAACAATTTCAATAATATCAGCTTTGTTTAACTCATAAGAAGCTGCGCTACCATTGGTAACATTTATTGTTTCTACTTGAGTTGTATTAGTTTTAGTTTTTGGTGCAATTGTCTTTTTAATTGTAGCTACAACATTACAAACAACGCCATCAGAAATTCCAATAGCTGATGTATCATATGAAACTCCAGTAGTACCATTACCACCAGCACTTTTATTTCCAAGAACATTAGTTTTAACATCGCCTCCAACGGGAGCAATAATAATATCATTAACGTCTTCAAATAAACCAACTGAAGTTGTTATTGATAAAGTTCCAGATCCAGTTGTTGCTTGAAATAATCTTTTAATAGAGTACGTCGTATCTCGAGTTGGATCTGCTAATGTTTTAATAGCACTTTGTGGTAATTTAAATACTGCTGCGTTATGACCAACATCAAATCTTGTACCATCAGCTGCTGCAACCAAGTTACCAACAAAACCATATGTCGATTGTGATACGTTATCAACAGCGCTAAATGTGCCGGACGACATTACAATATCGAATAGGTATAGTCTTACATGATCCGAGAATGATTCCATTCCTCTTACACGAGCAGTACCAACTGAAGCGGCTGCAGCTTTTAAAGTAATTGGAGTAAAGTTTTCTAGATCTGGAACACCTTGTAATCCAGTTGTATCTAATTTAATATAGTTACCAACATTAATTTGCGTATTAGATTCATTATAGAATCCAGTAGCATCTGATCCTCTAGGCTTATCAATATCAATGTAAGTTGTTCCAACCTTATGGTTTCTATAACCTTGAACATACGCAGTGGATGGTTCAACACCTAACGCAATTTTATCAGCGCTTCCACCTTCAGCCGCCGTATATTTACCAAAGTTACCTGCCTCGTCATTTAAGTGTTCTAGAATTTCTAATTCAAATGGCTTAACGACATAATCACCAGACTCATCAAAGGTTCTTTGCGCAAGTCTTAACGATAGTCCAGTATCTTCAGTTTTATCAGTTTTATCAACGCCTATAGATCCATTTTGAATTGTTAGTAGCGTGATATATTTATCAATTGTTCTACTATCAATATTAATTGGTTGTTTAATTAAAGTTGTTAATATTTGATATCTGTTAGCACCTGGGGCAGAAGTGTTTGGAACTCCTTGAGCATTGTCAACTAACGTAGCATCGCTTGCCGAACTTACAAGATTTTCAGCAACTTGCAGTCCAACAATATAAGAAGGATTTGACGTGTACTTATCTAAAATAAGAGTAGATGAAGGTACATATGTAAAACATCCAGATATAAAATAAACACCTTCTGTTATAGAAACAGAAGAACCTTGACCTACTGGATCAGCAATAGTCGAAGCTGATCCAGTGCCTGTATCTGATCCGCCACCAACCATTCCATATTTTACTGGATCTGCATTTGATGTAAATACTTCGCCTGAAGCAAACTTTTCTACTGTATTATTTGTACCACCAGATTTTTGATATTTAATATAAAGAGTATCTGGATCTAATCCTTCTGCAACTACTGCTTGTAAAACTGTTGCTGTTACTTGGTTACCACTATTACCAGTACCAGTAATTGTACTTCCAACAAAGCTTTGTAACCCACCCGAAGTATATGCTACACTACTATAAGTAAATGAAGCTTCAACTTTGATATAGTCATATTCAATGTTAAGAGATAAGTCTCCATTTACAACTCGTGAACCATCTTTAAAAGCGTATTGTCCATGCCTATCAATCTGAGCCTGCAAGGCTGATTGCATTTGAGTAAGTTCTCTAGCTTGTACTGCAAATCCAGGACGAAACAAAATCCTATGATAGTTTTTAGCTTCATTGAAGTCGTCGTAATATGGCGAGACTGAATAGGTTTTTATAGATGTTGTAGTCATATTTTCTCTCTTTTAAACTAATATTTATATTAGAATTCGATGATGATTTTTATATCTTCAATTTGCGAAGCGGTTCTATCAATCGGGTTTCTGTTTTCTAAGAATATAACATCACCACTATGAACGTCAACTTCTGGATTAATTAGGAAATCATTAGAAGCTGGTTTTGGTGTTCCTTCAGCTCCTGATGTTGCTCCAGCAACAGTACTTCCAGTAACAAAATTACCATAACCAGTTTTAGAATTTTGTAGATAATGCACATAACCAGTTCCACTATCAACTTCAACTACAAACGCTTGTGCTAAGGTTGCGCCACTGCCTTGAGTGATTAGTTCATCAACAGTAAAAGAAGATGTTGTTGACGCAAAGCTAAGAGCTGGAGTTGCCTTTAGAGTAGCAGAAGTTGAAATAGTAGCAGTTCCAAAGTTAAATGGATTTTTTACTAATGTGATTTGTCTAAAGTCATTACCAGTTGTTAGGTCACCACCACCAGTTCCATCTAGTAATGTATTAACTGCCGAGAAGAAACCACCAAGTTCTTTAACTGGATTTGTTCCATGACCATTTTCAGGAGAGAGTACAGCCCGAGCCGAAGCATCAGAACCACCTCCACCAGAAATTACAATATGAGCAGTAGAATAATCAGTACCTTTTGCGGTAACTGTAATTTCTGTTACAGCACCACCAGAAATAGTAGCAGTAGCAGTAGCTCCTGTTCCAGATCCAGTAATATAGACATTAGGAGCTGATGTATAACCAGTACCACCCGAGCCAGCTGGTACTTCAATTCTTTCAATACCAGCTGCAGTTGTAGAATCCCTTGAAGCCTTTTGGTTTAAATACTGAGCATAATCACCTTCAGATAAAGCAACTTCAGCAGCAGCATCATCAGCAAATGATTCAACATTAATAGTTTTAACAGGCATATAAGAAGTTGTAAGGAATTTTTCTGCATCGGCGACGGCTACCGTATACATATATTTCCAAATATAACCATCAGATTCCGCTGTTGGAGCAGTCAATGTTTGTGTTGGTTCTTGAGTTGATCCAGTGCCAGGAGAGTATATAACCTTATATACTTTAAACTCTGATGTAATAACATAGAATGCTTTGTCAAACATATTAGGATCGTTTGAGTCCCATTCAACATAGCTAGTACCAGTAGTCCAAGTATGTCTTGGAACAACATGAGATACATCTGCAGCATTTAGCTTTTTAAGCGCAAAAATGTTTTCTCTAGCTTCTACAAGATCATCAATTGTATCGCTTGGGGTAAATGGTTCAGTATCTGTTGTGTCTGAAACTGAGTATGACCATGCATCTGTTTTACCAATTGCTACGAATACGCTTGAACCAGATACCGGTGTGTTAATATCGTCTTTGAAATTCTCTGCATTCAAAGTTCTGAATTTAGAAGTTACTATTGCCGTCATGATTATTTCCTATTAATTTGTGTGTACAAACGAGTTAACGTTATATTTATTTATATCACTTATCGAAGTACTTTGTAAATCTACACCGCCTAATACCTCTAAAGTTTCATTAAAATCGTAAAGCATATTATTGTTTAATATGTTTGTTTTTTGACTATAATAGTCATTTTCTGGTTGGGTTCTATATCCAGCTGAAACAACGGTTACTTCATTACCGCCCATAAATTTATCTGATGCTGGAGTAGTTTCTGTTATATTCCAGTTTTGGCCAGATGTAAGAACGCCCTTTTGTAAAAGCTTGCCATTATATAATTGCCTGGCTCTGACTGAAGCAACAGTTTGGACAGGGTTTATAACTTTATTAAATTGCGGATCAATACTAGTATGATTTAATTCTAAAATCCTAGTAACCTTTTGCACTTTAACTCTATCTTCATTCTTAGCTCTTGAAGCAATATAAACTCCAGGTGTTATAACATAACCAAATCCTGGATTAACAATTTCTGCTGATACTATTTTAGATGGAACTAATTGTACCTTTGCTGTTGCGTTACCAGCAATAGATATAGTAGGAACTTCAGTATATCCAGAACCAGGATTAATAATATTGATATGTGACACAGAACCATTTTCAATATAAGCAATAGCAGTTGCGCCAATACCATTTCCGCCAGATATAACAACTGTAGGTTGTGATGTGTATCCACTACCAATAGAATTCATTTCTATTCTATTAACACTAGTAGGTGCTAATATATATTTACCACTTGCTGTAATATTAGTTTCTAATGGTATGCCAAGATTATCTTTAGATGTTGGTTGATCAAATAATATTTCTGGTGGTATAGAATATTTTTTAGTTGTATCTGGAACAACATTAATACTAGCAATTTTAGATAAATTTGGATTTCCTGCAACATTAGCAAAGGCAGAAGAATAATTAGCTCCAGCATTTGTAACTGTGGCTCCATTAATTCTGCCTTTAGCATCAATAGTACATGTAACAACAGCTTGTGTTATTGTTTCACCAGTCCGTTCTACACCATTAATCACAATTGTAGGAGCACTTGTATAACCAAAACCAGTATCTGCTATTTCAACACCAGTTACTGTACCAGCATTTACGCCAGACTGTGGTACAACCAATGATAATCTTCCAGATCTATGAATATCTACATATGTAAATGGTAAATACTGTGAAGCAAACATTTCAACAAGTAACGCAATATCTTCAATACCTATAACACCAGGCTGTAAGTCTGGCATGGAAGATAATGTAAATCTATTTGTTCTTCCATAACCAAAATAGCTTTCACCTGTTAATTGATTATGTTTAGGACCACCAACATATCTTAATTCTCTTAGGAGTTTTTGATCATCTCCTAGCTCATCACGAGTAGCAAATAACTGAATTAAAATTTCAGCAAAGTATTTAAAACCTGCTGGGTGAACTAATCGATTATAGAAGAAATCCCACGATGATAAATTTTGACCAGTACGTATGAGATACGAGAATTTTTGATATCTTAAACTATCTTGAATTTTAATTGTATCAGACAAGAAACCTTTCTTATCTAAATAGATACCACCCTTTGGAAGAGCTGGATTTACTTCCCAATTACCTGATGATGGAATAAGAGTTTCATCCCATGGATATTCGACTTCAACTTCATCATCAAATAAAAGTCTAAAGAAAACTTCAATAGAATCTGATGAACCACGAATTTTATAATACTCTGTAATTGCTTTATAAAGATTTCTTTTATTAACTTGAATCGAACGAGGAATAACAGCAGCAATTTCTTTTTGTATAAGTTCTAGGTATTGAGATGATGTCCTATCAATATCCATAGACTCTTCAATCGTATTAAGAGCATATGAAGCGCCTGGGCCAGCCCAGTATTTAATTGGTGTTACAAGAGAAGCTTTTTGTGTATTATAAGAATCTAATCCTGTGACAGTGAATGTCTTACCAATAGCAGACCTCGTCGTAGCAAGAGACCCTGGAAGATTATTACCGTTTGTAATAAAAACATTGTTTTCATCCATTGCAAATGTAACAATAAATCCAGCACTATCAGTTAATGTAAGTACCGAGTTTGCTCCATCATCATCAGTAAAGAAATGATCGTTTTCATTCTTAGGATCATTAACTCTAAATACTGCTTTACCATCTAATACTATATCAGTGTATGTCTCTGTCTCTTGATATATAAACTCTTCTAAGTTCATATACGTATAATAAGCTTCTAATAATAGTTGTATACCACCAGAATTTTCTAGTATCTCAGATGGTATTAACTCTTCAGTTCTTAAGTTTTCTTTTGTTACCGCTTTGGAAGAAGCTCTAGATTCAATATACCCAGGTGAAGATATATCCGAAGAAAAATGAACATTATTAGGGTTATGAGTTCCAGCCATCTTATCTGAGCCTTGAAGTAGTTGTATAGTTAATCGTACCCGAAGAACCTGATACAGAAATTGTATCGACACTTGGAGTGATTTGTACTCTTAATGGATCAATAGCAATTAACTGATCTCTCTTTGGTGCTAAATCTAATGAATCCGGAGTAACTGTAACTCTAATTGTATTATTAGAATCATCATCAGGAACAAAGTTGTTTAAAATAATTGATCCAGCTGTCACATCAATAAGTCCAGCATCATTAATAACAGTTACATTCTCAGAGTTAATAACTTTGTAAACAATAACCTGTCTGTCTGTAGATCCACTAATAGGAATATCACCAAAGTATACTTCTTCACCACCATATTTCCACATTGTTGAAGAAATAATAAAGTTAGCAGAAGATCCTGACTTAAAGAATGGTGCTGTAAACTGCAAGTTAAAATTGTTATCCTGGCCAGACGCAAGTTTATTGGGAGTAATATTCATAAACATATATGGTCTTACATTACTATTTTGAATAGACGGATCAGCATTATCAATCGCTTTAAGTAATTGAGAATGTCTAAATACACCATCAAACTTATTAAGTTCATTAAAGTTATAATCAGATATAGTATCTCTCACAACAGCAGTTAATTCAACAGATGATCGATCTGTTAAGTTTGGATTATATTTAAATGCCACGTCTAATTCTAGATATGTAAAATTAGGATCAACAATAACTGGAGTAATAGATACAACACTCTTACCTTTAAGAATTGTATTGGTAATTTCGGTTTTTTCGTTTTGAGTTAATATCTCGTTAACAAGTGGTTTAATTGAAATATAAACAGCACCATAATCTGGTGGATTATTATCTTCGCCACCCCATGTAGAGATAGAATTAATATTAGTAAATTCTTTTTGAATAATTGCTCTATAATCATCAGAAGTTACAGCTCTATTCTGAGATGTAAATGTTAAAGGCGCGTTAAATCTTATAGATTCGTTTGTTTCTTTTGGTGTGCCGCCTTGAGCTTTAGATAATGTATTAACTGTAATATTTGCATATCCACTAATGTTATCTACCATTGTAAATACATTAGCACCATTTGAATCTTCACCATTTGTAAAGACATAGTCAAGAGTTACAATATTATTATTAAGCGGTTTCTTACCTGTAACACCATCGCCGAAATATACCTCAAAGTATTCATTCGAATTTTCTTGGAGATAAAAAACTCTACTTGATGAATTAACATTAAGTAAAGATTCAAACTGCGTATAGTTATCATAAGATGTAGATTGCTCATTAGCTTGAATAAGAACTCTTAATGTTGAAGTATCGGCGTCGTCATCAGATATTTGATACTTTTGATTTTCAATATCATTATCAACTCTATATAAAAGCTTCTTACGAGTTCCTTCTACAACTATTACATTATCAAATGTAAATGTATTACCATCGTCTGAAATAACAGCAGACTGCTCTTGAAGTACAACATATCTATAATTTCTACCATCAACTTGAGTGGTTAGCTTAGACCCACGAGGAAGAGTTAGCGTAGATGGAATAACACCAGACTCAGCAGAGACGTCTACTGTAATTGTAATAGTAGCTCGAGGTGCTAGAACTGAACGAGGTATATAACCTAAGAGCTTAGCACGAGTAACAATGTTACCACGTATCTGAGCTGAATCTAAAAACGCTTCGTTTAAAGCAAAGTGCGCGGTCATAGCATTATAATGTGTATTATAAGCTAATACATCTAAGAGTGAAGACAAACCCGATCCTTCAAAATCATGACTATTAAAAGCTGTTTGAGTCTTTAAATAGTTCTTAAGATTCTTTTTAATCTGATCGAAATCAAGTTCGGTTACATTTAAATTAGTTGCCATATCTTATTACCTTAAACGTTTTAGTACGATTTCTACTGTTTCTTGAGAATCGTATTCTTTGATTCTAAATTTAACAAGAATCCTATATGAATTATTATCTACTTCATCAACAATATTAATGAATATAAGTTCTACTCGTTGTTCACCATCAGTTATAGCTCTTGCTATATTTTCTTTTAAAGCTTGTTTTGTAATTTCATCAGCCGGTTCAAAGAGAAGAGCTCTCATATTAGCTCCAAGACCAAGAGCAAATGGTTTTTCATAAAAATTAGTTAAGAGTAAATTACGTACAGCATATTTAATAGCTCTATCATCCTTTAATGGTATAATATCATTACGTATTGGATGAAGAGTTAAGTTAAGATCAAGATCAGTCCAGGGCTTTAGTCGCGACGCAGACTGTACTCGCTTAAGATCGCCAATAATACCGCTTGGTTCAAGTATCTGACTGGATTTATCTGATAAATTTGTAGTAGACATATAACTATTTATACCTCTTCGGTAGCAAGATTAGCTTTTCTTCTTACAAGATATTGATTGCATGCAGTAGTAAAATCTTCAGCTTGACTAAATCTTGAATTATTATTTTTTACTAAACCATAAGTTTCACTACATATCTGACCTTCTTTTATAAAGTCCCATGTCGCATCTGGATATTTAGAACTAAGAGTTTTTTGAGCAAGCCTTAGTTCTTCTTTTGTTCTACTATGTTTCTTATACGTGTTATAGTCTCCACCTGCGGCTTCTATGACTTCAACAAAAAGTTCTTCCCATGTGCTATTATAAAAAAGTTGATTCTTTTTCTTTGATCCAAATCCACTAAAGATACTTCCAGCTTTAGGTCCAGCTGCAATATACTTAACGCTATTTCTCATAGCTGTAGATAACAATTTTCTATTTAATTCTTCTAAGTCTTTAACTATTACAGGAGTAGGTTCAGGAGCAACAGGAGGTTCTTCAGGTACCTTAGGTTCGCTTGGTTCTTCTTTTACTGTACCATCATCTTTAAGTTCCATATTAGGAACCGCTGAACATATATCAGATTTAGCTGAAGTTATTAAAGAATCAGAAGTAGTCCCAGCGGGTAGACCTAATTTAGCGACTAAACTAGTTTCATCTAATCCAAGGTTACCTAATATACTATCTAGGTCAGGAAGAGCAGATCCAAACTTTGATTTAAGTTCGGCTATCTTACTCGTCACATCAATAGGATTAGTAGTACCAGATAGATCGTTTATCTTATCTTGAAGACTTTCAACAGCTGGAAGAGTAGGTTTAAATGTATCTAAGTCAGCTTTCATGGCAGTCAATTTAGATTGCATAGCACCAAGCTGATCTTTACCTCCAGCTAAGAGACCGTCTAATTCTGCTTGTTTAGCCTTTAAATCATCTAAGGCTTTATTATTACCACAACTCATTTATATCTCCTATGTTCCACTGATTGGTGCAGTTGTTGGTTGTGTTGCTGGACTTGGACTTGCTGATCCGCCAGTACCTGGAACTTCTGTATGCGTATGAGTATGTAATGTAACGTTATTAGATGTAATATTACCAGCAGGTAGATCAATACTTCCTGTAGGTGAATCTAATGTCATAGAAGTAAGAGCATCAATATCCATTGTATCAGCCGATGTTGTTTGACTACCAACAACACCGATTATCTGATTAGCATTAACGCTAAGAGTATAATCGGCTAAGGAGGTATGACTAAATGTACCAGCATTCATAACAGTCTTATTATTCAAAACAGTTGTTGCCATATTATTTGTAATAGCAGAAGTAAAATCATTACCAACAGTTAAGAGCTTATCGTTTATAATATTAGTAGTAGAGTTATTCATAACACTTAGGTTATCATCCACACCAATATTAGTAGATCGGCTACGGACGATTTCAGCCTCATGATTACCACCAATCTTCTGTTGTAAGGAACCTTTGATATTCATAGTCATATCTTTCTCGACCTGAAGATGATAATTACCATAGACCATCTGTCTTAAATCTCCGTCAACAGTCATAGAACAATTACCTTTAATATGAATATTCTTATTACTAAATACTACTTCATAGTCATCACCGACTATTTTAACCTGTCTTGTACCGTCTGTATAAATCTCTTCATAAGAACCTGATGTATGCATACGATGAGTACGTTCATTACCTGGTGTATCGTCAATTTCTGTAACATGACCTGACTCTGACTGATTTACTTTATTATATGGATAATCAGGTATATGACCATTCATAGGAGGTAATTCATTCCATGGACTCTCAGCATAATATGCGTCAGCCTTATTATCGGATACAGAAGGAATTTTAGGAGGAACCGCAATCTGAATATCGGATGGAGAGGAACCTTGAGCTCTTATATCCATCTGATCAGAAGCGGAATACTTAGTCTGGCGACCTGCGAAGTTTATATCTGATTCATTCTGATATTCTTGTAAAGGATAATGATCTCCCGTAAAGCCTAATGACTTGGACCGAGGAGAATTTTGAGAAGCGATAGTACCCATGATAATAGGATCTTGAGCTGATACACCATCTCTAAAGAAACCGACTACCCATGAACCTTCCATTAAACCGTGAGGCGTATCTCCTATACCAGAAGTACCAGATGACGTAGTAGGTAACATAACTGTAGCCCATGGTAAGTTGTCGACATCTATAGTACCTTTATTCTCTGTATGAAATCCAAAGCATCGTACTTTAACTCTGTTCATTTCTAAAGGATCAAATCGATCTTCCACTACACCGGTAAACCATGTGAATCCACCACCTATAAACTGATCCATTCTATTCATTATTACTCCCTTTCCGACTCATTTTTTCTGCGGAAAAATTTTTTTGATGTGTTTCTGTCAGAACTAAATTCAACTTAAATATCTCTTTTCTGTATATTATCTAATGACTCTATAAAGGAATCCTTTACTAAGAGTAACTTCATACGATACTCGTCTTTAAAGTCATGTAGTATAGAAGATACTATATACTTACCAGATAAGAACAAATCTTTACCTCTCTTATCATCTCCAGCCTCCACCGATTTAACTACATTAATATCTATAGTCATACCAACAGAGAGATTAAAGTCTCCGTATATCTCAACGTTTAATTCCAAGGTATCCATATTCTGTATATAAGCATTCGCTGAAAGTATCTCAGTGTTCGCTGGGGCATGGTAACTAGACCCCCCTGATACGGCCTGGGAGTTAAGACTGATATAAAAGTTAGTCGAATCACTATGCTCATTGAGTACTCTCTCTTGTATCTGACTACCCTTAGGTAATACTCCATTAGCATTGAGTCTAAGGTCTTTATCACTGTATGAGTGACTGTGTGTCTCGTATGACTTAGTTGCTATATCTATAGTATGTAATGTAGATGAATAAGCTCCAGCACCTATGTTCATATACTGACTCATATTAAACTCAGATGATAACGTTAATACCTTCCGAGCAAGTAACTTATTGTTCTCTTCACTACCAACTATAGTATTAATATTAGGAGCGTACTTATACTCTCTATAGGATTCCTTATTAACAATGTTCTCATAAGAATTAAAATGTATACCATCACCAAGAGTCTCATAGAAGAAGAACGGTGTACCATTATCATAGGATCTCCTTACTAACCAATTAATAAGGTACATAGGTCTCATACGTGGATATACACCTACTATAGTCTGTTTAGTCTCTGTATTAATAGAAAGATTCTTCTCATCTATAGACAACTCATCTGTACAGATATTCTTTATTAACTGTCCTGGTACATTGTTAAACGGCTTAGATATAGTCTTAGACTGACTGATATAGGCATGCTCTGAGACTACTCTGAATACATACGTCGCTGTACCTGGACTGAGTTTAGCGTAACTATGTATCTCTGCGATTCTGAATTTGTGCGAGTATTTGTCCTGTTGACCATCTTGAAGTCGTCTCTTCAGTACTAGGTGTAGTCCCTCCCCACTCACACATTTCACTTTTTCAAGCAGTTGGGCAGCATCTAATATAGATACCTCACCTTGCAAACTACCACTATACAGAGACTCTTCTATAGAGAGAGATGCTATAAGATCTTCTATACTATACTCTGTTCCATTACTACAAGTAAGTACTGCTTCTTGTAACTCGTACGATGATGGTATTATAGCATCTGATCCATTAGCAAGTTTACTATTAGTATTAGACATTGTTTATTATCGCCTCATATTTTTCTACGAAGTCTGTTATATACTTTGGATCTATTACTCTTATCTTAGATCGGCCTTCGTTACTTGTAAAGAGTTGATTCCTATTCGTATGATATGAAAGTTCTCCGCTCGGCTGTCCACCATTAATGAATGTCCCAACTGTTTGCAATCTCATATCTGGATCGTCTGTCCTATAGTAGTCATGGGGTGCATCGATATACTTATAGACATCATATGTATTAACGCTATCGTCTGAATCAGATCCTGTTATAGATTCTGTTGCATTAGATGGTCCTGGAGCTGAAGATCCTATGAATGATCCTACAACAGATTGCAAGACGAGTTGATTCATATCTAGATTCTTCTTTACTACAATACCTGTTGCATTCGACGTCGTACCTGTTACTGTTTCTCCTAACTGAAATCGTCCTGCTAAGCTATTAGGATATGATGATATCACTCCTGGATCTCCTGTCTCATCTACATAGGGATTCGTTGTAATGACTACCCCCTCAAATTCTTGTGCCATATACGCTTGAAGCTTTTCTTGACTCATCGGCCATGCAGCAAGTCCGTCATGAAGGAAATCATTAATAACGAAGAACGTCCAATAGAACTGAGTAGTACCATACAAGCGTTGCGACACAATATCCGGTCTTTCACCATTCTTTATATCATAGAAGCTATACGCATTAAGATCATCAAGGAATGCTTTGAGTGGTCTTGCACTTCTATAGATATCGACTACTGTCTGTTTGATACCATTACGATCAAAATCATAAGGTAGATTAGGAAACTGT